CACGCACGCCTAGTCCGCGCCTCCCCGCTTGCGTGCATGAGTAACGCCCCCGACCTCGAAAGTCGGGGGCGTTTGTGCGTTGAGGGGTAGGACGGCGAGAGAGACGGTGTCCGCATGTCGAACTACGCCGCCCCCATTGAAGTCGTCCAGGCCGCTCTGCACCGGCTTGGCGAAGAAACGATCACCAGCCTGACGGACGGCTCGGCCGCCGCGCTGATCGCCGCCTCGAACTACGAGGGGATCGTGCGGGCGGCGCTGACCAAGCACGCCTGGTCTTTCGCCACCTCGACCACGGGGCTCACGCTTCAGGAGACTGTAACGCTGGGGCCGTGGACGAAGGCGTACACCTTCGTAGATCCGGCGGTCATCAACCTGCGCTATGTCATGGACACGGGCCGGCGCCTGCGCTCTGGCGAATACGAGGCGCAGGGCGGCCGGGTGTTGACCCGCGTGGCGCTGACCACGCCGCAGGCCGTGGTGACGACCCGCGCCGGCGAGGGCGCGTGGCCCGATGACTTCGCCGAGGCGATTGTCGTCCGCATGCAGGCCCTGTTCCTCGAGGGGCTGCTGGACCGTTGGCAGGACGCGCGGCTCAAGCAGCGCGACTCCGAGGCCGCCATGCTGGGCGCCATGCTGCGCGACAAGCGGCAGTCGCCGGGTGTTCAGGTCGAGCAGAACCCGCTGGCCGAAACCTGGCGGGGAGCGCGCTTTGGCGTGATGCGCTCGAGTGGCTAGGCGCTGGCAATTCACAAACGACATTTCGGCTGGCGAGATCGCGCCGCAGTATCTGGTCAGGTCGGACGCCGCCGTGCGCAACCGGGCGGCGAAGCGTGCGCGGAATGTGCTGCTGTCGCCCGGCGGCGGCTTTGCTCGGCGCTGGGGCTCGCGCTGGCGCGCGGACCTTCCGGGCGATGCCCGCATTGAGTCCATCGGCGTGGGCGCCACCGACGCCAAGATCATCGTCTTCATCGACACGAAGTTTCGCGTCTACAATCTCGACGGCACGATGGCCCACGAGGTTACAAGCTGCCCTTGGGTCACGGCTGATCTGCGCGAAATGCAGATTGCGGCCGAGAACGACCGCATCGTGGTGTGCTCTCAGGCGTTCTTTCCGCAGGTTCTGACCTTCAACGGCACCGCGTGGTCGGTCGGCGCCTTCGCCTTCGCCGCCGGGGTCAACGGGTCCAGCAGTCGCCCGTACTACCGCTTCGCCGCGGATGGCATTTCCTTGACCCCGTCCGGGTACTCGGGCTCCGTCTCGCTGACCACGTCGGCTGACTTCTTCGTGGCCAACCACGTCGGCGCCCGCATCCGCTACAGCGGCCAGGAGATCACGGTCACGGCCGTCACGAACGGCACGACTGCGACCGGAACTGTCGTAGGCACGCTCTACCCGACCATCACATGCACGGTCGGGTCCACGACGGGCTTCTACGTCGGCCAGGTGGTCGAGGGGAAGGACACCGAGATTCGCGGCGTGGTGTCGGTCATCACCAATGCCACGACGATGAACGTCCAGTTGATCGAGGGCTACACCCCGTTCAACGCGACCGAGAAGCTGACGGGGCCGACCGCGCAGGCGACGCTCTCCGCCGTCACCACCGCCGGCTCGCCCGCCGCCACGGTCGACTGGGACGAGCAGGTCATCTCGGCGGCGCGCGGCTATCCGGGGGCCTGCGCGCTTCACCGGACGCGACTGCTGCTGGGCCGCTTCCCTGCGGTCGAAAACCTGATGTGCGCCTCGACGGTGGGCGACGTGACGGACTTCAACGTCGGGACTGGCGCGGACTCGGACGCCATTGTCGAGACGCTGGGGCGCGACACGACGGTCAAGATCCGCCACTTCGCGTCGACCGAGCAGCTTGTGATCTTCACGGAGGCCGGCCCGTTCTACGTGCCCGAACAGGTCACGGCTCCGCTGTCTCCGACGAACCTCGAACTGTTGCAGATCGGGCCGGAGTCGTCCGGGTCTCCGGTCCCGCTCCTGGTCGCCGAGGGCTTCGTGTTCTCGGAGGACGGGTCCGGCCGGCTGATGGCCGTGGTCCCGACCGGCAACGTGCGCCGCTCGTGGGAGATTTCGGACCTGTCCGAACTGGCCTACCACCTGATGGGCACGCCGGTCGAACTCGAGACCGTGCCCGCCTCAAGCCTGACCGACCGACTGGTCTGCCAGCTTCTGTCTGACGGCACGATGGCGGTCATGAACTACCGCCGCGGCGCCGAGAACACGGCCTGGTCGCTGTGGTCGACCACTGGCGAGTGGCGCTCGATCGCCGCCGCCGCCGGCAGCCTGTACGTCGTCTCCAAGCGGACGATCAACAACACGGCCTCCTACTTCCTCGAGGTCTTCGACCGCTCGGTTTACGGCGACGGCGTGCTCACCCTGGCCGACGTCGGCACCGCCGCGACAAAGTACGCGCTGGCCGAGGACATGGGGCTTTGGCAAGAGAGCGCCTGGCTGGCGTCCGTCGATCTGAACGCGAGCGGCGTGATCCTCTCGCCCCCGGCGTCGCCCGGCGCGGTCCAGTTGGGCTTCGACTTCACCGATACGGTCGAGCTCGTCCCGCCCATCGACGGCGAGTACGGCATGCGCCCGAAGATCCGCATTTGCCGTGCGTGGCTTGACGTCCTGTCGTCCGGCCAAGTGGCGGTGAACGGCTACGCGGGCGCGGGCTACCGCTCAACGGGCGGCATCGGCGGCGCCGTGGCGCTGTATACCGGCCAGCTTCTGTTCCACCTGCTGGGGCGCAGTCGAACGCAAACCCTGACGATCAGCCAGGACCACGGCGAGCCGTTGGAAGTCCGCTCGATCACTATGGAGGTCACGTCCTAATGGCCGATCCCGTCACCATCGCCTTTGTCGCGGCCGCCGGCGCCAGCGCGGGCTCCTCGGTTCTTGGCGGCATGTCGCAGCGCGACTCGCTCAAGAAGGAGGCCAGCCTGCTCGAGCAGCAGGCTCGCGATGTGGACCTGCAAGCCATGCAGCGTTCGACGATGCGGCGCGAGCAGCTTCGCTCGGCCATGTCGACGATCGAGGCGCGGCGTGCGGCGTCTGGCCTGTCGCTCGACTCGCCTTCCGCCATGGCGATCGGCAAGGAGATTAACCGCCAGACCTTCCGCGACATTTCCATCGACGACGCCACGGCCGCCAACCAGAAACACTCCCTGCGTGAGCAGGCCAAGGCCAAGCGCAAGGGCGCCAAGATGGCGATGATTCAGGGCACTCTCGGCGCCGTCTCGTCGCTGGGTCAAATGGCCGGTGGCTTCGGCGGCGGCGGCGGCTCAATGGCGAGCAGCGCGAGTGCCGGCGCCTCGTCCATGGGGTCAAGCGCCAGTAGCTGGGCGGGCTAGGAGCACACATCATGGCTACGGGCACTGGGCCGCTTGCGGTCAACACCGGCACGATGAACACCACCGACCTGACTCCGGCGGCGAACATCGAGAGCCTGGGCGACGATTGGGGGCGTATCGCTGCGACCTTCGAGCGGTTCGGCGACACGCTCAAGCCGACCCTGAAGGAGCGCGCCCGCGTGCGTGGCGCCGAGGCCGGTGCGGCGGTGGCGCGCGGCGAGCAAGCCTACAAGTCGCCATGGCTTCTGAACGAGATCAACGCGGAGTTCGAGGATGCGCAGCGCACGGCGTTCATGGCCGGCATCCGCTCCGACATCGACGTGCGCGAGCGAGAGATTCGCGGTCAGCACCTGTACGACCCGGACGGTTATCGCGCCGCGACGGACGCCATGGTCAGCGGCTTCGTGCGCGGCGCCCCCGACGTGCTGGCGGTGGATGTTGAGTCCTACGGCAAGGCGCGGACTGGAAATGGCATGGAGAGCGTCGTCGCCGCGACGACGACTCGCTCCAACCAGGAGGCGGTGGCGACGGTTACGGCGCGTCAGGCGTCCCTCGAGGAAGACCTGATCGACGCGGTGGCGCTGGACGGCGGAGACGTCGGCTCGGAGTATGAACGGCGGTGGCAGGAATGGCGGGATCTGGAGATCCAGAAGATCACCAACCCGCTGTTCGCCTATACGCCCGAGCAGTCCGAGATCGCCGAGGGCAGGCTGCTCGAGAAGGTGCAGGGCTCGATCCTGACCCGCGAGGCTGCCCGCGTCTACGACGAAGCGGGCCGCGGAGCGCCGGGCTTCGCGGCGGCCCGAAGGTTCCTGTCTGACGCTGTCGACGGGCGGCCTCCGCAGTCGCGCGCCGGGCCGATGACGGGCTTCGTCTCGCCGGTCGAGGGCGGGCGGGTGTCGTCGGGCTTTGGCCCGCGCAGCGCGCCGGTCGCCGGCGCCAGCACCGACCACAACGGTATCGACTTCGCCGTTCCCAAGGGCACGCCGGTCAAGGCGGCGGCGCCTGGCGTCGTGGTGTCGGTCTCCGAGAACGGCGCCAGCGGCAAGTTCGTCCGCATCCGCCACCCGGACGGCACGATCAGCGGCTACGCGCACCTCGACATGCAGGACGTCCAGCGTGGACAACTCGTCAAGCAGGGCGACATCATCGGCGCGTCCGGTTCGACGGGCAGGACCAGCGGCCCGAACCTGCACTTCACGCTGTCCAAGGACGGCAAGGCCATCGACCCGGCTGCGCTGCTGGACAGGCCGAGCCCGGAGGCGCTGGCCGGCGCGGCGCCGACTGACGCAGCGGCCGATCCGATCCTGGCGGAAATTCCCGCCCCGCGCCGGATGCGCCTGTACCGCACGGCGTCGGCCAATCTGGACGCACTCTATGCCGGCGAGCGCGCCACCGCGCAGGCCGAGGCCGCCGCCGAGCGGGAGAAGCAGGCCGCGGAGCGCGAGGCTGCGGACTCGTGGAGGCTCAAGGTCGTGCTGGGCGAGGCCAGCGAAGCGGACGTCAAGGCCGCCACCAACATCGACGATGGGACCAAGGCAAGCCTGATCACCGGCGTCCGCGCCCGCGCCCGCTCAGAGGCCAGCGCCGCGCGGACTGAGGCGGCAGCCACGCGCACCGCCTCCGTGGCGACCTACAACCAATATCGTGACCAGGCGCAGGCCGGTACGCTGCCCGAAGGCGAGATCGCCGACGCTGTGCAGGCCGGGTTCCTGACGCAGGGGCAGGCGCAGACGCTGCGCACGACGCGGGACCGCGTGCTCGGGCCGATGATGCGCGATGTCAAGGCGCCTGTGCTCGACGCCGCCAAGGCGCCGGGGCGCGGCACGCGCGGGACGGCTGCCTCCTTGGCGCGGGCCGATGAACTTGCGGCCCGGTGGGCGCGCGAGAACCCCGGCGCGACGTTTGAGCAGCGGATCGACGCCGGCAAGAAGATCGCGGCCGAGGTGTTCAAGCCGCCGGCCACCGCCGGCGGTGGGGCTGCGGCGGCTCAACAGGGCAAGCTGGCCCGCCTTCGTGCGTTGGACGCCGAGCGTAAGCGCACGCGAATGTCGGACGCGGAGTACCGCCGCCGCCGCACGCAGATCATGGACAACTGATGGCCCTGCCTCCCCAACAGATTTCGTCCGGCGCGGGCTTCGACGAGCCGGCGCCGCTGACCGGCGGCCAGCGTCAGACGGTTGACCAACTGGTCGCCGCCGGCGCCACGTCTCTGCCACAGGCGGAGCGGCCGCAGAGCGACACCAGGACCATCCCTGCCGGAACGCCGTCGATCGATTCGCGCGGTCTTGTGCGCGTCGGACCCT